ACAACCACCCCCACCCCAACCCCCCCCCCCCCCCCCCCCCCCCCCCCCCCCCCCCCCCCCCCCCCCCCCCCCCACCCTGAGCCAGACAGAAACCCCGAAAACCGGCCTAAACCCCTGCAAACGTTAGGGGTTTCGCGGTTTTTGGCCGTGCTAGAACGTGTCTCCAGCGTTCGCCATCGTTTGGAAACGTTCGGAGACGTTTGGTAGTTTTCGGAGTTTTGGTCGGCTCGAACGGAGCTAGAAAGATTTTTTTGATTAGCTGTCGGTTTAGGCTTGACAAAAACACTGGCAGGGTGTAAGCTTGTCTTGTTGGTGAGGCGGAGTGCTTACCGACTGAAAAGAGGATGAAATGACTGACGAAGCAAAGACGGCGCAGGAAATCGCGGTGGATGCGGCAGAGCTGAAGGCAAAGGAAGTCAACGAAACGCGCAGCGGAAAGGGCACGCGCGTTGCAGTCGGACAGACGCGCGGACGAAATCCACAGGTTGTCTCTTACGAGCGATTCATGGAGAGTCAGCCGGACACGCTTCCGACTACGTTGTCGGAATTCATGGAAGTGTCGAAGGTTCAGGACGAAAAGACCATCGTTTCGTTCCTGATTGACGGATTCAATTCCGCCAGCTACACCGCAGCGTCTGACCCGGTGGCGGAATTCGTGGAAGACACGTGGACGGATGAAGTCAAGAAACAGTTCCGTCTGGTTGTTCGGAACTACAGCAATGCGACGGGCGTCTCCATTGAGGATGCCGTTGCACTCATCAAGCCGGGCATCGTCAAGTCGCAGGCAAAGAGCTAGCTGATTCGTCGGCGGATAGAGAAAGAGCCTAGACTAGAGAATATCTAGCTAGGCTCTCTTTCTTTTTATCTGAGTCTCCACCACGTTTTAATGCCGTGGTGATAGATAAATCTGCAATCCCACCAAAACCAATACCAGTTACATTTTCGTTTGCTATAGCGAGTCATTATCTTTTCTCCCTTACTCTGCTGATGAATAATCAGCCGTAGCAGTTCTCAGATTTACACGTTGTGTGTAATGCTTTTCGGCACGGTCGGCGCCGAATGCAACAACGACCTCGACGCCGCTCAATGCATTCTGTGTCTTTCCGTTGAACGAGTAATGAACTGGTATCGTCTGGCAATACTGGCATGCGAAGTGTGAAGCGTGATTGAGTCCTAGACAGATTGTGCAAGTATACATTGTTCTCTCCGTTGCTGAATTGATATGACCGAACATGGGTAGAATCATCTCATATGCTTGTCATTCTGTCAATACACAAAATATAGTGATACACCGGTATGCCACCACAACTAATAGTGGATGTTAAGGACCGACCAGTGCGGAATGGTTAGCTTATACCGATAGAATAATTAATAAATTAGCATACACTAGTGAAATAATTAATAAAAAAACTAATATGTTAAATAAAAAAATAAAAATTGAATATAATAAACTGTCTGAACATTTCAGCTCCTGAAACCTTCAAATAATCAAAAATACTAGTGTTTTACTGCTTGACAGACACCACAAGGCGTGTTAACATGGAGGCCGCAACGACGGGTGTAGGACATTAAGAAAGAAATCAAATGATAGTTAAAGACAACGACGCGATAAAGAGACTTAATAGTCCTATGAATCTTATAAATAGATTAAAGAACGTAACAGGTAGTAGAAACAATGCTATGCAGTTATTTGGTATTGGACGATTCACAGACAAGAAAGCTAGCGAAGACGAACCAGCAAAGCTAGAAGCAAAGCTGGAGACTTTAAGTGAGGAAGTAACAGTTACATTCAACCCCTTCAATAAGAAGGAAGAATCTCAAACTTCTTTGCTTCCTCAATTAAGGTCTTCTTCCTTAAACCTTCCGCAAGAAACTCCAGCCTCAGACATAAAGCTCGATAACATCTTAGATAACACAGAATCTAAGATTAGATTAGGCTTAGCTCATGATAACGCATTAGACTTATTAAATCGTTCAGTAGAAATGTTATCAGCAAAGTTAGATGATGTTAGAGCAGATAGGCTTCCGACTGTCATAGCAGCCGCTAGCAAGACCGTCGAAAGCATTAGGAAGGAACGGCTAGAAGCCTCTAAGAACGAGAAAGACCAGGAAGTTCACTTTCACTTTTACACTCCTACTCAGAAGCCTATGTCTGAGTTTGAAGTGATAGACGTTTAGTTCACCAGTGTAGAAGGAGAAATAAGCATGCCGTGGATGTACGATGAGAATTGGGTACTGAATAATGAACAGTTAATTCAAGCTGCATATGCAGAAGCTAACCAACCATATAGTGGTAATAATATTTCTGTATGGGGTTCACGTATTATGAGTCAGGCTGCTAGCGGTGTAATGACTAAGCAGCAAGCACAGTGGTCAGGCGTGAATAGCCTTAGATCACAGTTGAATTTAACTCAACTTCCTAAGCCACAATGGATTGGTGAGGAAGTTGGAACTCTCCGTCCAGAAGGTTTAATCTTACTTAATGACGGTACGCCGAACGGCACCGTTGCTAAACAGCTTTATGGTTATAGGATGCTTGATGCATTTGCTATGCATCTATATGGTATTCAACACTTTAATGTCTCATTAGATTATCCTCTTAGCCTTGGATTTAATGTCGTTGTTGTTGCTCTTAGTTTGGCACAGCAGAACGGTCATATTGCTGATTTAAATCCTAAGCTTAATCCTAATCTTTATATGGTATTAGATGAAGTTAATAATATTTGTAAAACTCGCGGAGTCCGACTCTGGACATACGTTAATTGTGATATGCAGGTTATTGGTTTTACTGCTAATGAAATGATTCAGCATTGGATGAATTCAAGTGAGGTTATTTCAGGTGGCTTCCACATACCGTCAGTTACTAATGAAGGATCTAACAATGGTGTTTCAATGGATCTTCATTTTCCTGCCCCAGCTAATTGTCCTGTATGGTCGAGAGGTTCTGAAGGAGAAAAGCCTCCACCGCCGCAACTAAATAACGGAACTATTGTTGAGATAGAAATTAAGAGACGTAATCAGAATGAAGAGAAGTTTAAGATGAATGCTGATGCCGCTTCGATAGAATACTCAACAACTGAACCGTCTGGTCCTAAATTCAATAAGCCTATGATTATCTGTGAACCTACCTTTGCGGCTGAGAATAATAATTATGGACGTAGGAGTGCAGATCCTAAATTCTTTAAACAGATGGCTGGATGTGCAATCTCTAGTTTAGACTATGGATGTGCAGGATTATTTTTTGGTAGTGATGCATCAGCAACAGCACAAACTCCTGGTCCGAATCAACATGCTTGCGCACAGGCAATGATTCAGACTAGCCGAAGGAATTAATGAGCATCATCTCTTTACTCATTCTCCTTCTTGTTATCTGTGTAGCTATCTGGGCAACTAGAGCTTTGATAGCTGCATTTAAGATTGAAGATCCTATAGCTACAGTTATTTATGTTTTAGTGGTTCTCCTATTACTTCTATATCTTATCCAGAGGTTAGGACTTTCAAACGTTGGTTTAAGGCTCTGACGAAGGAGAACAATGTCAAAGCTTCAGAAATTCCTCTACATTCTTAACTTAGCTGTTCCATTTGTTCTTCCTCTTTTTAAAGTTCCTCCTATTGCAGTTGGATTGATTGGCCATGCTATCTCAACGGCTGAGATGATGGGTGGAACCGGAGAGAGTAAGAAAGCATCAGCTATGCAAATTATCAGTGATGGTATTGGCACTACTAATGCTATTGCTAATAAAACTATTATTGATCCATCTATTCTCCCAACTATTAGTTTAGCTATTGATTCAACCATTAAGACGATTAAGGTTCTTAGTTCAACAACTCCACAGGAATAAGCTATGGCTGAACCAATTAAAGCTCTTCAGAGTGGTGTTGTAACTAATTTAGTTAGTGGTACTACAGGAACAGGCGTAGCTTTTGGTGTTCCATCTTCATTTAGATATCATAATTTTATGGTGACAGCCGCAGCCGGTGTAACTGCCGGAGCTGTAACGATTGAAACGACTGATGATCCTACATATGCTGGAACATGGGCTGCTATTGTTCCAGATAAATCTATTGCTAATCCATTAACTGTTGGAGTAGCTAATCTATTGATGCCATACACCGGCATGTTATCATTTGTCCGCGCTAGAATTAATACAACTATTTCAGGCGGTGGTTCTCCTTCGGTTACTGTAACATACTTTGGCGCTAAGAATTACTAAGTTGAGATGTGGCTCGTCATGGATATAATTCGGAGAATGATTATCCAGTGTACGATCCTCCTGAGTCACCGCCGCTTAAACGAAGAAAGACAGATGATAAGTTAGTATTTTTTGACAGATCAATTAACATAGGTAACGTTGTAGCTTTCATAGCCTTAATTATAGCAATGTTAACAGCTTATAATGGTATAATATCACGTATGATAGTTATGGAGAATAAGGTTGATATGATGTGGTCTAAGTTTGAAGTTGGTTTCAGAAAGCCATAAACCTAGACGGAGACGTACACAGTGATAAACGTACACAGTGATTCACAGACTATCCATCGAAGATGCCAATCTCAATAACTAATAACATAATATCAGGAGATCCAGGTAATGGGATGTATGAAGATTTTGTTAAAGATAGAAATATTAAACCTCACGGCGTACAAGAACAACTCTTAACACTCCCAGATTCAATCTTTGAGGCTCTTTATGGTGGTGCAGCCTATGGTGGAAAGAGCTGGATATTAACATTACTTCCATTATTCCGTGGGTTCTACAAATTTCGTGGTTATAAAGGTATCATCCTCCGTAACAAGTTCCCTGACCTTGAGCGGGAAATTATACGATTAAGTAAAGAATACTATCCTAAGACTGGCGCTAGATACAACGAGCAGAAGCATTCATGGGAATGGCCAGAGTATAATTCATATCAAGATTTCGGCCATGTCCAACATGCAGGTGACATTGTTCAATATGATAGTAGTCAGTATAATTATTGTGCTTTCGATGAACTCACCCATTTTTCGTCTTATCCTTATCACTACATGGTTGGCAGTCGAGTTCGTCCTTCTTCTAGCTTTAATATTGCAATTGTTAGGAATGGCACCAATCCTGGTGGAATTGGACAGACATTCGTTTACAATAGATTCGTTAAACCTTATGAAGACGGTCTAAAGGTTATACGTGATAAAGCTACAGGATTAACTAGGATATTCATTCCAGCTAAAGCAGAGGATAACCCGTATGGGATGGAATATGATCCTTTATACGTTAAGAAGTTAGAAATCCTCAAAGTCACTAGTGAAGCAGAATATAGAGCAAAACGATATGGAGACTGGCACGCATATAAAGGGTCAGTATTTACAACCTTTAGACCAATGCGTTTCCCTGGTGAACCAGATAACGCATTGCATGTTATTAAACCATTTCAAGTACCTGAATGGTGGCCACGCATATTGTCAGTTGATTGGGGAAAGCGGGCAATGTGCTATGCATTGTGGGGTGCTATCGCTCCAAATAATAAGGTTTACGGCTACAGAGAACGGGCTTGGTATGGAAGAGATATCCCATATTGGGCTAGCGAAATAAGACAGATTCATAATGAGAATAACGAATTGCCTACTCATACTGTTCTATGTGGTAGTGCCTGGCAGAATAGAGGTGGAGAATTAATCTGTGATGAGTTTCAAAAGTATTCTGATTTAGTTCCTTCTTCATCTGATAATGCTCCTGGAACTCGCGTAGCCGGTTTGCAGTTAATTCATGAATTTCTACGTTGGGAAAAGAGAGCTTCCCTTCGTTCTAAAAACGAATTCTTTGATATGAATCTGGCTCAGATAATTTATAGGAATCATGGACCTGTTGCTTTAGAGAATTATAAAAAGCAATTTTATGATGAGCCTGAAGAAGAGAATCGTCCTACATTTCAGATTTTTGAGAACTGTAAAGTTCTTATTGAAACTATTCCAATGTGCATTTACGATGATAAGAAAATCGAGGACATTGCTGAATTTGAAGGTGACGACCCTATTGACTGCTTACGATATTTTTGTAAGGCAGCTAACAAGTTCATATCTGGTGAGATTAAAGGCTTAGATATTGCCGCTAGGAAGCAGGAAGTTATTAACCAATTAGCTGTAAGTCAGGATATGACAGCATTTTATAGGCAGATGGAGAAGATAGAGCAACAAGATGCTTTAACTGCTAAAGATTGTATTCCTATTTCTAGAAGATCAAGATTCGCTCGGAGGATGCATTGATTCGCCTTCTACTTCGTCTTTTTGGAATTAAAGATTTTGAAGTCTGCCAGAGTTGTGAGACTCTGAAGCAGCAGTTAGCATTTGCTAATGCAGAGAAGAAGGAACTCACTGAGACTTTATTAAATATCCTAAAACCTAAAACTGTTGAGTTACCTGTTCAGGAATTACAACCGATAGCGGCATCGTCTGCAATCTTTTCTCGCCGAAGGGCGGCATTAGAAGCTAAGGATAGAGAAGATGCTATGATACTTAAAAAGAGTACAAACTTAGGCAGACCAGATGATAGACTTAAAGACATAGAGAGTCTAGAGAAGGAACTCGGAGTTGAGGAAAAAGAGGCTTAAAAGATGGCGAATGCTGCACCTGCTACTGTCACAATCACTTCTACGACTGGTCCTGGACAGGCATTAACTGCTGCTAAGTATACTGATGTTAATAATCTTGAATTAGATTTCCTTCATAATGTTGTTAGAATTACCCGAGCCGGTGCTGGTGGACTGATTATTACTGATTACTCTGCTATTGGAACTATTACTGCCACTGTTAGCGGCGGCGTTACTTCAGTCACTCTTAGCTAACAATGCCAAATGCTCCTTTACTTGCTGCTACCGTTAGGATCACTGTAAGAGATATTAATAACAATAACGTAGCTAAGCAGTTCAACTCCGTCTCATATTTAGATTTTGATTATGTTGATGGCACTGTGCGTATTGTTGATGCTACTGGATCATTCATCTTCACTCTTAAGACTATTACAACTCTCACTTATACAATTACTACTGGCCTTGCCGGTCAACACGCCGTTGTAATGAGTTAATATAGATGGCTATTTATAAGACTTCTAGCTTAGTCGCCAGTGATGTTGGTAATGAATCTAATAATAGAAGTATTTTGAAAACTCCTACTAGAATTAGTAAAGGTGATATTGCTGCACATAAAATGTTTGGCTCTAAGCGTAAAGGTATTCAGATTGGTAAGAAATTTAGGAAGAAGGGTAAGGGAGTAATGCATGGCTCTGTTAGTGCTAAAATGCCTAAGTCATCTGCTATCTCTCCATCTATTGATGAATTTGATAAGATGATGAGTAAGGTAGTTGGTAAGAGTCCTAAGAAGTCTATGTTTTCACGTAAACAGTTTGACTAGAAATGCCAGCCGTTAGCGGCAAACAGTATCGCTTTATGGCAATGATTGCTCACGGAGGCAAATCAAACAAAGGAGTTGGTCCATCGCCAGAAGTGGCTGAGGAGTTTGTTCATAAAACATCTCCTAAGAAACGTTCAATGTTCATGAAGAAGAAAAAGAAGTAATGGCTAAAAAGCGCGAAGAACTTGATGATGAAATAGCTAGTCTATTAAAAACTGTAGCTTTACACTTTGAAAAAGAAGATAGAATGACGCGCGAGCGTCAAATTAGACATTGGCGTCGTCTTAAACTTTACTGGAATAACTTCTCTCAGATTTACTGGTCAGAAGTTGCACATGATTACAGAATTTATAATAGAGATACTAACTCTACAGACTCAGATCAGGATTATTACGATAAGCCTGTCAATGTCTTTAAAGCTTTCTTAGAGACTATCATTGCTGCCCTTAGCATTCAAATCCCAGGAGTAAATTGCGTTCCTGATGATGCTGAAAATCCTCTAGACGTATCAACTGCTAAAGCAGGAGATATGATTGCGGAGTTAATTTATAAACATAATGATGTAATGTTCTTGTGGCTTCATGCTCTTTACATTTATTGCACAGAAGGTTTGATCGCTTGTTATAGCTATCCTGATGAAGATGAAGAATATGGAACATATGAGAAACCTAAATATAAGGATGAAGAAGTACAAGCTTATGTATGTCCTCAATGTGGAGTCAGACAACCTGATGAAGCATTCTCTAATGAGGAGATGCATGAGTATGAACCTGATGAAGATGATGTAGACATTAAGAATGTTATTGAAGATAAGGGTCCAATCTGTATCGAGTGTGGTGCTCAGCTAGATAAAGATTTACAGAAGACTAAACTTATTATTCCTCGTATGGTTGGTACGACTAGTGAGCCTAAATCGAGAATATGTTTAGAAGTTTATGGTGGTCTTTATGTAAAAATAGCTAATTATGCTAAGAAACAGAAAGATACTCCTTATCTTATCTTCGCACATGAAACACATTATGTTAATCCTCTAGAATGCTATCCTCATCTACGAGATAAAATTCCTCATGGTGGTTGGAGTAATATTGGAGTTAATGATCCATACGAACAGTATGGTCGTCTTAACACTCAATATCGTGGAGAGTTTCCGGAAGAACAAGTAACAGTCAAGAATTGCTGGCTTCGTCCTGCTAGCTTTAACATTCTTAATGAAGATGATTGTAAGAGATTAAAAAAGAAGTTTCCCGATGGCGCTAAGTTTGTAATGGTTAATGATGTTCCTGCTGAATATGAAAATGAAGCTCTAGATGATTGTTGGACATTAACTCAGAATCCTATGTCTGATTTCTTAAATCATGATCCTCTTGGAGAATTATTAACTAACGTTCAAGATATTACTAACGATATCATCTCATTAACTTTACAGACTATTGAACATGGTATTACTCAAACATGGGCTGATCCTGCTGTTGTTAATTTTAATGCTCAACGCCAAATAGAAGCTATGCCTGGAACTATTACACCAACTAAACCTACTGCTGGAAGCAGAAACATTGGAGAAGCTTTCTATACTACTAAATCGGCGTCGTTATCTCCTGAGGTATTTAACTTCTATCGTATTATTCAGGAACTCGGACAATTTGTCTCTGGTGCTCTTCCTTCTATTTTCGGCGGCAATTCAGGAGCTGGAAGTTCAAGAACGGCATCAGAATATGCAATGTCTAAAGGAATGGCATTGCAACGGCTTCAAACTCCTTGGAGAATGTTAACTATTTGGTGGAAGACTATATTTGGTAAGGTCATTCCTATGTATATGAAGAATATGGTTGAGGATGAGAGAGTTGTACAGAAGAACGACTCCGGTAAATATATTAACGTCTTCATCAGAAAAGCTGAGTTAGATGGTAAGATTGGTTCTATTGAGTTAGAACCTGATGAGAAGCTTCCTGTAACTGACGAGCAGAAAGCTGAGATTATTATGCAGTTAATGCAGCTAAATAACGATGAGATTACACAGGCTATGATGGACCCTGAGAATTTCCCAGCTATCTCTAAAATTATTAAGATGCCTGAATTCCATATTCCTGGTGAAGAAGATAGAGAGAAGCAGTATGAAGAGATTGATGAGCTAGTTAATACTGCTCCTATTCCTCCAGATCCTCAATCTATGCAGACATATCAGCAAGCTATGATGATGTATCAACAGCATAGTCAGCAAGGTAATCAGGCTGGAGTTCAGCCACCGCAACAGCCTCAAGAACAGCCTTCTGTAGAAGTAGATCCTGATGTAGACAATCATCAGATTGAAGCTACTATCTGTAAGTCTTGGCTTATTAGTAGTGCAGGACGGTTGGCTAAGAAAGAAAATCCTGATGGATACAAGAATGTTCTATTACATATGAAAGCACACTTAGCTATTCTTAGTGATCAATTAAAACAGCAGCAGATGCATGATGATCAATTAGCCTTAGCTACTGGTAAGAGTGGACAAAAAACTTCAGATCAGCCTTCGCCTTCTCCAAACAATAAACCTGGTAAAGCTCCACCGGAGAAGCTTAAGCAGTCTGAACAAGTGAGTGGAGAAGCAAATGCCAGAAGTCCTATCTCCTGATAAGCCTGGAAAGTCTCTGTCGGCTGATGAAGTCAATGATCTATTTAATACTCCTGATACTGAAACTAAAGAAACTAAAATTCCAGCTAAGACTGTTAAGGAAGAACCTGAAGAACAAGAAGAGGATGAATCGGCTGAGGCCGGAGATGATATTGAATTAACTGAACCTGAAGAAGAAACAGAAAAATTAGAACTCACTGATGATATAACTATTGATACTCCTCCTAGAAAGAAAGAGATATTAAAAGAATTTCCTGAGTTATTTAAGAAGTTTCCATTTCTTGAAAAGATGATGTATCGTGATAGACAAATTACTGAGCTGTTTGGTTCATTTGATGATGCTAAGGAAGTAGCTGAGAAATCTGAGACATTTAATAATTTTGAGTCTCAGCTTTTATCTGGTAATACTGAAGAAGTTCTTCGTTCTGTAAAGGATGCAGACGAGAAAGCTTTTAATATTATTGTAGATGATTATCTTCCAACTCTAGCTAAAGTTGATAAGGAAGCATATTTTCATGTAGTTGGTAATTTAAATAAGAGGTTAATTATGGAGATGGTTCAGGAATCTAATGACACCGGCAATGATGATTTAAAACAAGCTGCTCTGATTGTTAATCAATTCGTATTTGGTACTGCTAAGTTTACGGCACCGACTAATAAAGTTAATCGGTCTGTCAGTGCTGAGCAAAATGAAGCAGAGCAAGAGAAATTAAACTTCACTCGCGAACGATTTGAAAGTTCACGAGATGATTTGCAGTCTCAAGTAGATAATACACTGAGAGCTACTATTTCTGATTACATTGATCCTAGAGGGAATATGTCAGCTTATGTTAAAAAGAATGCTGTTGCTGATGCATTAAAGATTCTAACAGAATCAATAGCTAGTGATGGTTCAGTTCCAAAGAATTTAGACAGACTTTGGAAGTCTGCATTTGACTCCAAGTTTTCTAGGGAGTCATTAAATAAGATTAAGTCATTTTATCTTTCTAAGGCTAAAGCTAATCTTAAGAACGCAATTCTCAAAGCTCGAAGTGAAGCTTTGAAAGACTCTCGCTCTCCTCGTCCTAATGGACGAAATGAAGAAGATCAAGAAGAAACTCCTGTAAGACAGGAACGAAGGAACATCGCACCTGGCAGACCTAGCCAACCAAAAGGTAAAAACGATATGAAAAAAGGAGAAACAGTAACTGACTTTTTCATGAGAGATTGAGAGGCTAGAATATGCCTGGTCCCGTTATCGAATCAGTCGTTGCCGGAACTGAACTTGAAAGAGTTCTTCCTAAGGTAACGACTGTTTTCGAGTCTGACGACACATTTTTAGGTAATATTAAGAAGCGTGATGTTGAAGTAGTTTCTTATCGTGAAATGCGTGCTCCTATGGAATTACGTCCTGGTGGTAGGTTTGCTTATTTTAATCCTGATGGTGGAGATATGGGACGTGGCGGCGGTCCTACTTTCGATAAGGCCGTTGTCAGACCAGTCTTCTTATCAGAAGCTATTGAATATACCAAGTTAACTCAGTGGTCTACTGATGATAAGCGTAAGAGTGTTATTAATGCCGTTCGCCGTCTTACTGCCGGTGCAACGGTTGAAATTAAGCGCCAATTAGATGCACAGTTACAAGGTACTGGAACTGGTCAGGTAGGAACTATTACTACTGCTACTACTTCCGCTGGTGTTGATAACTATGTTCTTGATAGCGAATTTGGTGCTCGTTTAGTTCGATATGATCAGGTTGTTCAGGTTTATGATACTACTATGGCGACTTATCGTGGTAAGGGTGTTATTACTCTGTGGGATGTTGAGAATAAGACTATTCAGGTCACTCCTGCTATTGCTGGTGCTACGAATACTGACGTATTAATTGTTGATGGATTATCTAATCCTACTGCCCTTCCTGGTCTATATGGTGTTCCTTATCATCATAGCAATGCTTCTACTGGTACTTGGTTGGGTTATGATAGGGCATCTACTCCTGAGATTCGTTCAAATCGAGTCAATGGTGGTAACGCAGCCCTTACCCTTCCTTTACCGCGTTTAGCTATTAACAAGATTGGTAATCGTGTTGGTATTGATAATAACTTTGATCCTACTGCTTGGACGCATCCGTGTCAAGCACAGGCTTATGAGGAAATTGGTCAGTTAATTTCTATTATTCATAAGGCACCTAAGGATGAGAATTTAAATCTTTATTTCGGTGATAACATGCAGTTAGCTGGTGCGCCTATTAAGCAGCATTTTAATTGGTCTAAGAAGCGTATTGACTTCGTTGTTAGCTCTATTTGGGGTCGCGCAGAGATTCTTCCCATTGGATTTTACACTTCCGATGGTCGTCGAATCTTTGAACTCCGTGGTTCAAGCGGAGGCGTAGCGACTGCTGATATTTTCTATATGGTAGTTGGTTTCCAGACATTCTTATTGAATCCTGCAGCTACGGCTTACATTGATGCACTTGCTATCCCTTCGGGATACTAAAGGAGAATAGATAAATGTCTGACCAACTGTTTCAGAATCTCTCTACTGTACAGAATAACTTACAGCCTGCTCCTATTACTGTTACTGCTGCGGCTACTATTAGTCCTCAGGGATTTATTACTGTTTTAACTGGTAATACTGCTGTTGGAACTATCAATCCACCTGTAACCGGTGCTCATATGCTCTGTATTGTTCCTGGTACGACTAGTGGTTTCACTACCACTGGTAATATCGTTGGTGGTCAGACCACTGTAGCTAACAGAGCATATCTGTTTGTTTATAATCCGCTTGCTGATGCTGGTTACGCCACTGGCGGACATTATATCTTAGTTTCCTCTACTACTACCTAACATGCTAACAAGACAACTCCTCCTCGATAAAGCCAAGTGGATAATGGGTTGGATGTCGGTGGAGGAGTTGTCTTTTCTTGCAGAAATTGCTAGCAGATTAAAAGATTGTAGCATTGTCTTTGAAGTAGGATCATTTTGTGGTAGAAGCTCTAGAGCTATTGCTGATAATTCTCCTGATAGCTGTATAATTTATTGTATTGATCCATGGGATTTTAAGATTCCTCTTTATGATCAGAGAGGAAATCTCACTGAACTTATGATAATAGATACAGCTACATATCATCAATTTTGTTTCAATCTTAGTGATCATATAAGAACTACTAAAGTTACTCCAATGCGAGTTAAATGGGAAGACTTTAATCCATCTGAAAAAGCAGATTTCATTTTTATCGACGGCAATCATACATATGAAGCCGTTAAGCATGATATTCAGAAAGCTATCGAGTGTATTAAACCTGATGGTATAATTGCCGGTCACGACTATCAGAACTTTGAAGGCGTTTACAAAGCTGTCAATGAATGCTTTCAAAAAACGAACATCCACGTTAAGGAGACAATTTGGTGGACACAAAAGTTTTAGTCGCTCTCTCTACAGGAGAGCACATCAGGCAGGCTAGTTTTATTCCTTCTTTTTTAAGTCTTGAAAGGCCAACTAATGCTTTAACTCTCACAGTTCATGGACAATCCCCCGCAGCGGCTAGGAATATAATTATAAAAGGTGCATTAGAAAGTAATTGTACTCATGTCTTCTTTATGGATGATGATATGGTTTTTCCTCCTGATACATTAATGAAACTTCTAGTTCATGATAAGCCTATTGTAACAGGTTTATATCTACTCAGAGCATTTCCTCATCGTCCAGCATTCTTTGATGTTGCTTATGATGATGGAAAATGCAAATTTACTGCTTTGACTAGAGGTTTAACTGGCCTTGTCAAAGGCGTTAATGCTGGTCTTGGCGCCGCTCTCATAAATACTGAAGTTTTTAAAAATGTTGAACCTCCTTGGGTTAGATTAGGTGAAATAGATAAAGATGGTTGGTGTGATGATGTTGGATTCTTCAATCGCTGCCGCAAAGCTGGATACGATGTTTGGTGTGATCTAAATGCTCCTGTAGGACATATGACTACTTTAACTATTTGGCCTGAATATATGGAAGAAGAATGGTTCACTAACTACAGACATTCAGGTGGTAATGTTAGAATTTCACAGAACGTTCCAACTCTAGAAGAGATAGAAAAAGAAAAATTAATGTTTGGTTCTAAAGAGTTAGTCCTTACAAAATAAATTCTCTGTTCTCACTTAAACCATGAGTGAGAATCTCTTTTGAGGGAGATAAAGAATGGCAACTGCTGACCCTGGCATTAGTTCTTGGACACCTATTAACTTCTTTGCGATGTTACGTGCTTTAATTAATAATGGAACTCCTATTGTAACTAATGCTGGTGCTCCTACGAATGGAACTTCTGGAACATATGCTGGTCAAGCAGGTAAAGGTTCTGTTTTATTAGATTATAGCAATGGTGTGTTATATATTAACTCTGGAACATTAGCTAGCCCTATTTGGACTCAGACTTCTGCTGCTTCTACTGGAACTGGCCCTGCATCTGCTGGAACTATTCTAACTGCTACCGGTTCAATTTCTCCTGCTAATATTATTGGAACTGGTGCCGGCCAATTAGGTCATGCTAATGGCGTTGTATTAGTTCCAGCCGCTCCTGCTTTAGCTATTAATCAGTTAGTTTCTGTTGTTGCTGCTATGGATTTCGCAACTGCTGCTTACACATTAGGTGGTAACGTTTCAGTCAATATCTCAGGTGGTGGTGCTGCTTTAACTGGTGTTGTAACTCAGACTGTGTTCATTCAGGCTGCCGCTGATATTGTTGTTGAATTTGTTCCATTAGCTGCTACTAAGAACGTCTACACAACTGCTAATGGATTAGCTCTCGTCAGTTCTGCTGCTCCAACTAATCCGGGAACGGCTGCCGGAGTTATTAATTGGGTTGCTGCATATCGTACTATTTCTGCAATTCTTGACTAGTTCTTGAGTTGGGCTGCTCTTACGCTGGGGCCTTTTAGCATCATTACTGGTTGAATGGTACTAGAAGATAGTGTGAGAGCAGCTCATTTTAGTAATTGGAGAGGTTGAAATGGAACTCAGAGAGAAGATTGAAGATATTAATAAGAAATTATTAGATGAATTTGGTGTAGAACTTCAATGCGGTAATAAACCTCGTTTTCGTGTAGTTTTTAGTGAAGATCAATACGAGAAACGTTGGACTGAATACTCTCCTGAAGGATTTCAACTTATAGAGCCAATAGTTGTTGAATTACCGAAATATAAACAGTGGATTAAGTCAAAATATATACTTGAGAGGCTAATTCCGATAGTCGGAGAGACTGATTTAGTTGAAAAGACTTCATACGAACCGGCTTGGGTATTTCAAGATAAAAATGGTAATTATTTACCACCATTCTTTGAAGGTTGCCGGTTTGTGATTGAAGCATTATTTACTGCTATGGGCAGAAAAGATACTTATGTGAAGTATAAAGATAAGAATGTAAGTGAAGAGGAACGAAGAGCTCACCTTAAAAAAGTTGAAGATGAGTTATTTGGTAATGAAACTGAAATTGGTGATCATTTATCTTACGGAACTGGTGTTTCGTTAGCAAATACGAGCAAAGTTGAATCTGAGAGCAAACTGGTGCATTGAGCACCAAAAAAAGGAGTAACAATGGCTTCAGTTGGAAATGCTTTACCGGGACCACTCGCTGACAATCTTATTCATGTAGCTAATCCTCGAAGGCTTATTAGGTCTGTTAAGAATCCATTAGATAAGTGCACGATTGTTAGTATCTTTCCTAAGGAGATTTACGAAGAGAAGCCTACGATTGAACCTAGCAAGTTTTTAATTCCCGCTGGAAGTTTTGAATCTCCAGCAATTTTAGTTGTTGGAAGTTCTAGCTGGTGGAAGGATATCGATGTTGACCAGCCTATGCTAGAAATTCCAAATAGTTCTATTCAGATTGCCGATTCAGTGATTAAAGATTATTGTAATGGTATGCTTGGATGCAATATGGGAGATTGTATGCCTGGATTATTCTTCGTTTTAGGCGAACATACTGTTTTAGATATTAAGATGAAGTATAAGGAGAAGTTGAAGGATGTTAAGGATAAGCAGGATAACTGGTATCGAGTTCTTGTTCGTCTTGCTGATAGTCTTTGGTCACGAACTTCTGGTAATCCATTAGCTATCTGGGAAGAGATGAGAGTAGCCGCTAAGGCCCTCAATTTTAATGATAAACCGTGGCTTAAGGACTTTCAGACTGCTGAACTTATCCGCTGCGTTGCTTGTGGTTCATTAAGAAATCCTGAATATCCTATCTGTCCTACTTGCAAGAGCATTGATGCAAGTCATCCTCTTGCTAAAGAACTCAAGTTCGCGGTCTAAGAATGAGCACAACATCTTCTGTAACTCTTCAAGTTGAATTCTCAGGCGATAATGTAGAGAATATTATTCAATCTGCTTTAGATAATACTGTCTCTCCTGGTATGAATGTTATTCAGTCATTAGTTTTAGGGGCTAATACGATAACGGCGCCGGTAGTTACTGGAATTGTTGTAACTGGACTGACTATCATTCCTCCATCTGGTAACACTAATCTGATAACATTGAAAGGCATTGCTGGAGATACTGGAGTTCCTCTTCATCTAACTAATCCTAGTCATATTCCATTAAATACTACATTTGTTAGTTTGGTATTGAACGCTG